GGGCTACGCCACCACCCATGCTCATCTTTTTCATCGTAAATTCCTTTCCTACAGATTGAGGGACACCAACTTTCTTTGCAAACTTGGGGTTATGCGCTACGGCTTGCATGAACCTTTCTTGTTTGTCACTTACCGTGGGCATTAACGCATCATCCCACGAGTTTTACCACGCTGTGCAATACCGTCAGCACGTTTAGAAGCTGAACCTACCTTACCACCTGCGGCGTATTTATGGACTTTGCCACCGTGCTTTTTGCCAAACTCGTGCCCACCACCAGTAAATTCTCGGCCACCGCTGGTTATCGCTTTGGAAAAAGAGCTTAAGAATCCTTCTGGGCGTTCAGTAGACTTAGGTTTCTTTTCAGAAGTACTACGTTTTGGACTTTCTTTTTCCTGCCCAAACTCATACCCGCCACGAGTAACGCCTTCTTTAAGCGAACTTAAAATGCCAGAAGCTTCTCTAGGTTTATTGGATGACGGTAGTCTAGAAGCTCTAACTTCTAAAGACGCAGATTCAGCTTTTGTTTCTGCTGGTTTAGATTCGGCAGACTTAGGTGCAGCAGGTTTAGACCCCGCCATTTCCGTCGTGTAAGACTTACCATTAAAAGTAAACTTATCTTTACCTGCTTTACGAGCTTCAGCAAAAGCCTCACGAAAACTAGATGGGCGAGTACCACCCATAATTTTTTCACGATCTTCACTTGCGCTACGTTCTCCTTCAGCTCTAGCAGCGATCCCTTCTGAGACTTCTTTAGCTCGTCGCCGCATGTTGTCATAAGCTTCATCGGTTTGTTCTTTAGTAACTCCCTCTCCCAAAGGCATTCTTTTAGCTGTAGGAGCATTAACTAAACTGTCTTCTTCCCCGTTGTAACGCTTACGCGCACCAAATTTAATCGGCTTTTTCATCGTCGGAGTCCTTTTTGCGGCGGATAATTTCATTAAACGGCTTGCCCGTAACCATCTCAGCAATACGCATAAGCGTCCAGACAGCACCAATCAAACCAAACAAGGGCGTAATCACTTGAAGAAACGATCCGATTGTGGCAACCACAGACACGATGTCTGCGGCGTTCTTTACCATCTCGTGTTTATCTTGAGTCATATCAGCACTTCCACGCTCTTAAGGATTTGTTGATACGGCTGTTTGGGTCGTTGGCCGTTTTAGAAGACGTAAGCTTCTTTTTCATGCCTTCCATTCTGGCACAGAACGATTTTTTACGAGGGCCACCCTCTGGCTGCGGGGCTTTGAGTCCGGGCTTCCCCGGATTGGCAGCGTTGTACGAAGCTCTACCCTTGGCGTTCAAACCGCCTTTTGGGTTTTTGCCTTCTTTGCGCTGCCAAGCTGGGGTTTTTGCCATGACATCACCCGCATATCAATGTAACCGCAGTGACATTCGTAACCGCCACGGTTGCAAGATCATTAGTTTTGTACGTTGTACGGATACCTTCTGCTGCCATATACAAGCTGTTAACCTGCGTAGCAGCGGCGGGGGTATCAATCTCAAGCAGCAACGTTGAATCACTCGCACGAGTCACAATAATCGTACCCGCAGAAGCACCTGCCAAGTAATATAAACCTTTGATCCGGGTCATGGGTAACGCCAAACTGCCGCCATACCCAACCGTGATTGCCGCTGCGGTTGCTGCACTTACCGTGATACTTGAAACGGAAGCGAAGTAGTTAGTGCTATAGACCGTCGTATTGTTTGGCCCAGCAACCACTTCAGTAACCACGACCCCACCCACCGTTGTACCTGTGATGGTGAAGTTTTTAGCCGTTTCATTACCCGTGCCGGTGATGGATACTTTGTAACCGTACCCATTAATCCCCGGCGTTGTATTAGCAAGCGTAAGTGCACCAGCACCACTCGGTGTAACCGAAGTCACATAAAAGTTGGCACTCGACTTTATCTTGACTGACCATACATCATATTGCATGGTGCACCTCTAATTAAGACGTTGCAAACGGTGTAGCTACTGTACCTGAACCGTTTACTGTTCCAGTAACCATGTACTTCAATGCGGCAACTGCAACAATCTGCACCCAAGTGCCTGCAACACCACCTGTGGTTGTGCCATTAAAGTTAATGAAATCGTCGTTTGCGCCAGCAGTAAACCCAACAGCCGCGCCCGAAGTATCGGTGTCAATCGACAACACTGAACCGACAAACCGATCTGTGCCGTCAGTACCAATCTTCAGCGAAGACGTGGAGATGGTGGTTGGAACCCAAATGGTGTAAACCACACCTTCGTTATTAGCCGTGTTGGGGTCATTACCGGGGCCAGACGAAGAAGAGTTTGCCGAAGTATTGATGGTAGGCAGCGTAAGCGTGACGTTAGCTGCTAACGAACCACCAACAGAAATAATCCTGCCACCATGATCCACTGGATTCAGCGTGGTGCTAGAAGTAATTTCTACGATGGTAGATGGACCCTGCTGATAAATACCGCCAAGAGAGCGGACCGGTCCTTGGAATGTGGTGCGAGCCATATTGTCCTCACATGCGATGTCGGTGTATTAGTCTGCATGTTGTCAGCCGGGACTGTCTAATACACCGGGCTAACCCCGGAATACACCTAGTATAAATAAAAAAGGGGGTTTTGCAACCCCCTTTTTCCTGCGCCTTCTTAGGCTCCGGGCGAACCGAAGATACCAAGAGGATCAGACACACCAAAGCTATAACGCTCACGGGCTTTGTACCGGACGTTGCCAGTATCAAAATCGCCGTCCATGCTGTTCTGCATGGGGGTGCGAACAAAGTGCTTCAGGCCGTTAGGCACATCGGTAGTCAGGAACCATGCGTTGGTATCGGTCAAATAGTGGTTGACCGTATAGCCTTCGGGGATGGAACCCATCATCTTCAGTGCGTTAACGTCGTTGTCAGCAGTCGCCACACGAAGCTCAGTTTGCAGCAAACGAGTTGCCGTAAACATAAGGTTCGGAGGAACAACCAACTTGCGGGGCTTTGCAGCGATCAGCAACCCACGTTCATCAGTCCACGCAGCGATTTGAATCACTGCATTTTCCAACGAAGTTTCGTTGAGATCCGAGTTAGTTGCGGGACGGTTGCTGTTAACACCACCAGAAACCAGCGGATGCGAAGTCGAGAACAAAGGCTGACCGTCACCATAGGTAACGCTTGAGCTAAAGCCGTTGTTCAGAACTGCTGCTCCCTTCACCTCTTTGGTGTAGTACATCGCACGAGCAAGTGCCTTGGTGTAACGAGCAGACAAGCTGTCGTACAGGTTATCCTCAATCGCTTCTTCAGTGATCGAGAATCCAAGTGCAATGGTTTCGTGCGTATAGCGAGCAGTCCAAGCTTCCTGCGCGTTGTCATAACTTATTGCAGAACCCTCGTTTTTGACAGGGGCTGCGCTAAATCCTGACAGCTTGGTTTCTTCCTCGAAAGAACGCTCGGAAGTCTCTGTTTCGTAGATTTCCTTGTGCTCTTCGCCATACTTCGCATACTCCAGACCGAACAATGCGTTCAGGCCGGGGAGAAGCTCTTTCAGTAGTTGTGCGCGTGAAATAGCCATTTATATTCCCCTTCCTTACACGCCAGTTGGGTTGAGATACTGATGTCCACCAGCAACTGTCTGTCCTGTTACGTTCGGTGCGTTGAACTTAACAATAAACTCACAGAAATTGCCGCTAGAGTTAGCAGTATCAGGAACCACATCAATGATACGAATTGGCAATGTAGCAGTGGTCGTACCGCCAGCAGCACTATAAATGCCAATGGTGGAATCGCCAGATTGCGCGTTACTATTTGTACCGTCATATGTGGTGTTTTGCACGATCTGAGCATTACTACCAATCATCGTGCGGCCCAAGAAAGCCACAGATAGACCAGAAGTTGTGTCATTTGCCGTTGTGCCAGCGACCAAAACAGCTTTAAAAAGCTGGTCAGGATCATCAGCAACATAAGCATAAATCGTCGATCCGCTTACAACTGACAGGCTGGCAGGGTAGTACTGCGACCAAACAGGCTGTTTTGTTGATGCGTTAACATACTGACACCCTAAAAATACACCTACAGGTGTAGCAGTAGAGGTGCCCGTGTCTTTCTCAATGGTGCCATCTGAAACAATTTTGACAATATCGCCATAGAAAATATTGGTGTTGTAGCCTGTACCAGTTGTATTTGCAATGACTAATTGACGAGTTGCTCCAGCAAACACCTGACCACCGATCAAATTGACCGGCTTTAGACCATAGGGTCTGTCGATAGTCGGGTAAGCCATTTTGGATTAACTCCTACGATTGTTGATTACTACGTCCGAATGAAACCGTGGTTTTGCGCTCTGAAAACAGAGGCATCCTTGGGTCATTCTCGCGCATGAAGTGATTGTCAACAGATCGGATTTGAGCTTCGGCTTGCTGTTGATAATAAGCATTCCGTTGATCAACCATTTCTGTTGGCGTTTTGCACAGTAACAACCCACCCACCACAACATTATCTTTAAAACGAGCGTTGTCATTATCAAGATACATCGAGATTTCGGGATGGTCTACTGCGCGAACAGGCTCCCAACCTTCGCGGATTTTGGATGACACATTGCGTGGGTCAGCTTGACCCAGGGTACTGACACGAATCCAGCGATAGGTATATCCAGCTTCAGGTGCAGGGTCAGGCAGTAACGTGGGTGGTGCCCAGCTACGAGGACGCTCATCTTTAGCGCGGGTATCTAATTCGCGGCTCAAACGGTCGATTGATTTAGATTCAGCCATTTTGTGTCATTCCTTCCGCCACTTTCCGGGCATATGCTTCAAGAGGGATACGTAACTTCTTAGCTAGTGCAACCTGAGTTTGCGTCAACGTGATTTTCTTGGGTGCAACGTTTCTGCTA